TTGCTGCAAACTCATATAATCAGGCGAAAGTTTGTTTTGATGAAATACGTAATATTTTAAAGTCTCTCGATCCGAAGTTTAGGCACTTCAAAATTAATCGAGAAATCATATATAACCGCATAAAGGGAAAAACCTCTTTTGCCCGTTGCCTTGCCTCTAACCCGGATAAATTAGACGGACTTAACGCAAGCATGGTAATAGTAGACGAGTATTCACAAGCCGATAGCGCCGCATTGAAGAATGTATTAACTTCCTCAATGGGCGCACGGCTCAACCCTTTAACCGTAGTAATTACGACCGCATCCGATAAAGAAACGGCTCCATTCGTCGAAATGCTCAAAATGTATAAATCGATCCTACGAGGTGAGATTGAAAATGATTCCATATTTGCACACATCTTTGAGCCAGACGTAGACGACGAGGAAGGCGATCCGGCAACGTGGCGTAAAGTGCAACCACACATGGGTATAACTGTTTATGAAGATTTCTATATCGACGCATACCAGAAGGCTTTATATAGCGCACCGGACGCGCTAGAGTTTCGAACAAAGTTACTTAACGTATTTACTACCGACCAAACAACAAAATGGATTGAGGCAAAGCAGATCGAAGAACGATTCAAAGATATTAGAATAGAAAATATTGGTACTTATCCGCTTACGATGGTGGCGGTTGATTTGTCCGTTCGAGACGACTTCTCTTCGGTTACTTATAATATCTATTCGAAAGAAAGCGGCTCTTTTCATTCGCATACAGACTACTATTTCCCGGAAGGAGCTTTGAAAGATCATCCGAATCGGGAACTTTACGAAGGTTGGGCGAAAGCGGGCTATTTAATTCTTTGTGACGGTGATATTATCGACTATCAGCAAATAGTAAACGATATACTTGCACGTGCAAAGTATCTACAAATTATGGGAGTTGGCTATGATCCTTATAAATCGGCTGAATTTGTGAATCTTCTTACTTATTCCGTAGGCGGTGCGAGTGAATATATTAAGCCTGTTAAACAGACATACGGAACGTTTACAAGCCCTATCGAATCCTTTGAACTTGCTTTGTATCGGAGTAAGCTCACCTTTAGCCCTAATCCGATTACGCCGTACTGTTTTAGTAATGCGGTATTAGACGAAGATCGGAACATGAATAAGAAGCCAGTCAAGAAAACGCATAACGCGAAGATTGATTCGACTATAACAAACCTAATGACATTCTACTTATTTAATAACATGGAGGTATAATGAAACTATCTTTTAATTTTGAATTGGGACGTTCAAAGACGCAAAAACGCGCCTTAAATGCAGAGATGAGCACAACGGATAAAGATGCGGCGATAAACTCCCGATTACCATCGTTACCCGGTCAGCCAATAGATGTGCATAACAGTAATCAAGCAATGAAACTTTCAGCCGCATATAGATGTACTTCTATTCTTTCGGGGACTATCGCGTCTTTACCGCTTATAATTAAACGGAAAAAAGATGGATATTTCTCACCAGACGAGGAAAACGATTTATATACGATATTAACCCGTATGCCTAACCGACGAATGAATAGTTTTGAAATGGTTAGGAATATGGTTGTTCAAATCGTAAATCAAGGAAACGCCTACATCGTTATCCGTCGAAAGTTCGGCAGTGTTAGCGAACTTGTATTATGCGCAAATAATACAGTAACCTATGACAAGTTGAATGATGTTTATATTATTTCTGATCCATATAACCGGATATATGGGCGTTTTGAATCCTACGAAATAATCCATCTTAAAAATAATAGTTTGGACGGGGGATATACAGGAGTAAGTACAATAATGTATGCTAGCCGTATCTTTTCCATAGCCGCTAGTGCAGATAATCAGAATTTACGAACTTTTCAGAATGGAAGTAAAATAAAGGGGCTTGTTTCCGGTGCAAAAGAGATAAATAAAGGGTTGCCCGGTGCAGGTATGACGGATATTCAACTTTCTACGGTTGGGGATCGTATAGAGGAACAACTAAACACAGGAAGAGACATTATTTCAGTTCCCGGCGATGTTGGATTTCATCAACTTTCTATAAATCCGGTTGATGCGCAGTTATTGGAAACAAAGAAATTCAGTATTCTTGATATATGTAGATTTTACGGGGTTCACCCAGATAAGGTATTTGCCGGACAATCTACTAATTACAAGGCTTCTGAAATGAGCAATGTTTCTTTCTTGACTGATACGCTGCAACCGATATTGAAACAAATCGAGGCAGAATTTAATTATAAACTGATTCCTAATTCAGTCGCTAATTTATATAGTATTTCATTTGATTTATCATGCTTGTATCAAACCGATTTAACGACGCAAGCGAGTTATTACAAGGCTCTGGAAGAAATGGGCGCTCATTCTCCGAATGATACCCGTAGAGCATTAGGAAAGCCACCCGTTGAAGGGGGCGATAAAGTATTTATTTCTTGCAACGTTCAACCAATCGAGGCGGCTAGTCAAAAAGTAGAGCTACCAAAGAATGAGGAAACAAACATATAGTAAAATGATATTTGCAAAATATGGAAATACGAAGTTATACAGAGTTAGGTGCTCCTAAAGTTGGAGATGGAAGAATAATCGAAGGTTATGCGGTTGTATTCGGACAAGAAAGCCGTGTATTGTACGACAGGGAAAAACAACGCGCTTTTGTTGAGGTGATCGAAAAGGGAGCTATAACGGAAGAGTTATTGAGTAGTTGTGATGTTAAAGCTCTGTTAGATCATAACAAACAGAGATTGTTGGCTCGATCTAATCGCGGTGCAGGTACTTTGTCGCTTGAACTTGACGACTACGGACTAAAATACAGGTTTGAGGCTCCTAGTACTCCCGATGGAGATTTCGCCGTAGAAATGATTAAACGCGGTGACATTTTCGGTTCGTCTTTTGCGTATGCTTTAAATGAAAAGGATAAAACAAAAGTTTCCTATTCAATGAAAGACGGATTGTTGCTTCGTACTGTACACATGATTGATCGGATTTCCGATATATCTCCCGTTGTTGATCCTGCTTTTTATGGTACAGACGTAACGGTGCGGAGTATGGACGATACGATAGCGGAATTGTCCGGCGAGAATAAAGACTATTTAAATGAACTTAATAATTTACGCAAATCAATTTAAAACATGAGAAAAGAATTTGAAACTATTGCTCAATACAAAGAGCAGATGCGCGCTATGTTGGATAAAGCAGAAGCGGAAAAAAGAGCACTCGACGCAAGCGAGAAAGAGCAGTTCGAGCAGTTGAAAACAAAGAAAGAGCTTTTAGAAATGAAGGTAGAACGCCGTGCGCTTGAAGATATTAACGCGGGTTTGGTGTCAGACCGTCGCGTGTTGTTTTCACAGGCTGTTTTTGACGTCGTTAATCATCGCTCTTTGGAAGAATACAACGGAGTAGTATCGGAAGGGGGGATTAAAGTTGTAGAACGTGCGGTGACTGTTACAGATACAACCGATGCGGCTAGCATGGTTCCTGTTACAATCGGTGAAATCATTGAACCGTTAGAAAAAGGCTTGATTATTGATAAACTAGGTATCAAGATGCAAAGCGGGCTTGTAGGTGACCTTGTTTTCCCAACATTGGCGGCTGTTGAAGCAACAATTCAGGGTGAAAACGTTGCGGTTACTGATACCGAATTGAATATCGACAAAATCAAGGCTTCACCCAAACGTGTATCTATTTCTATCCCGGTGTCTAAGCGTGCGATCAACCAAACGAACTACTCTTTGCAGGACGTTGTTTTGAAGCAAATTTCGCTTGGTGTCGCTCGCACTTTGAATAAATGGATGTTTTCGGGAACTGCATTGTCTGGCGCAAGAAACGGGGTGTTTGTAAAGACAAAACCAGATGTTGAATATACAAACGCGTTGACATTTGCGGATATTGTTTCGCTTGAATCTACCGTAATGGATGCGGGCGTAGATGTAACCGACGGTACAGCTGCCTATGTTTGCACTCCAAAGGTGTATGGTGCCTTGAAATCCACTCCCAAAGCGGCGGGAGCTGCCGAAATGATCTGCCAAAATGGTATGGTGAACGGTTATCCGGTTCTTGTTACTAACTACATGGACGCCGATTCTATCGGATTCGGTGTATTCTCCAACGCTGCTATCGGTCAGTTCGGCGATATGGATTTAGTTATAGACCCGTACACCGGAGCGAAAAGTAATATCGTAAACTTTGTGTTGAATACTGATTATGATATTGTTGTAGCTCGTCCGGAAGCCTTTGCCATCGCAAAGAAGAAAGCTTCTGCTTAATCCTATAACCTATCATTCACTAAAGGGCTGGGGCTTCGGCTCTAGCCCTTTCTAATTTATACAATATGGCACAATACGTAACACTTGAAGAACTCAAACAGCATTTAAACGTTGACTTCGACACGGACGACGCGTATATAACCGGGCTTATCGACCCCGTTCAACTTCTTATCGAATCGTATCTAAATAATCCGCTAGATACCTACGTTAAGGACGCAAAAATAGATCGGCGTATCTGGCACGCGATCCGCATCCTTATAGCGAATTACTACGCAAACCGTGAATCGGTAACATTTGCCACTCCGCAAGTTATTCCGGGGCACATAGAACTATTACTGCAACCTTTAAAACGATATACGTAATGCAAGCAGCATTATTAAACGAAATGATCGCTTTTTATCGTAGCGAGTCAAAGCGCGATAATCTGGGCGGCACGTCTGAAAGTTGGGTGAAAGTATTCGATAAACGCGCATACATTCGCTTTAAGTCGGGTGCACGTAAAGAAGCGAACGGCGAGATATATAATACGACCGTTAACACGATAATGATTCGCATCTGCAAAGAGATCAACGCTAAAATGCGAATCGAGTACGACGGGCAGAAATACAAGATTCTATCTATTAACCACGACCGGAAGCAACAAGCAACGGTTATAGAAGCGGAGGTAATCAATGAGTAACGACAATTACACCGGGCGCAACTTGTATCGTGTCGAAGTGGATGCAACGCGAGTAAACGAACTACTTAAACGGTTGAACGATAAAGAAGCAAAGAAGGCTATTTCCTCCGCTCTTAGAAAGTCGATTCTTATCATTCGTAAACAGGCACAGGAAAATCTAGTTTCTGCTGTTAATGATGCGGAATTTAGTAGCTCTAAGAATGGCGTATCGTTCAAACCGCTAAAGAACGAAATAAACGTAGCAGTTTATCGCAATGCTTCCGGCGCACGGGTCGACCTGATCGACCGACGCAAAAAGGGATCACGCGCCTATATGCTGAAATGGTTCGAATCAGGAACAAAAGAACGATTTACGAAAGAATCTAGTACTAGAAGTTTCTGGACTAATAAAAAACGCGTTACCAAAAAAGCAGCTTACAGAGGTATTATAAATGCTTCTCATTTCTTTTCTAATGCGGTCAAATCGAAGCAGAAAGAAGCAGAGAACTCACTAGAGAAAAATATAATTGATTCTATAATGAAAGTAGCAAATAAAAAGAAATGAGTTTATCAATAGGCGCACACGTATATAAGAGATTAAGCGACTCTACAGAGTTGGCAAAATTGGTTTCTGATAAAATATATGCTATCTCGACCAAAACGGAAACATCTTTTCCGTTTGTGATCTACAAACGCAACTCCTTAACGCCGGAATATACGAAAGATAGGTACGGCACGGGTGACACAGTTTCGGTTGAGATCGTTGTCGTCAGTGATAACTATTTGAACTCTGTTACAATCGCGGAAGAGGTACGTAAATCACTCGAAAACAAACGAGGAAGTTATGATAACTTCGATGTGATCGATTCTAAACTAATTAGCGCGAATGAGGATTTTATAGAAGATACTTTTATTCAAAGCCTCGTATTCTCATTTAAAACTGAATAATTAACTAAAACACGATAAAATTATGAGTAAAGCAAAATCAGTGTTAGGAAAAGACCTAATGTTATTCATCGACGGTAAAGCTATCGCACTTGCCACATCTTGCAAATTGGGGCTTTCGGCTGAAACAATCGACACACAAAGTAAAGATTCGGGTATCTGGACGGAAAAGGACATTAAAAAACTTTCTTGGAACGCTTCCAGTGAAAACGTATTTAGCGCGGATGCAGATGCGAATAGCTACGATAAACTATTCGCTTTGTTCTTGGCGCATAAACCTGTTGTTTTGAAATTTGGCGTTGTTGGCAATCCTGACGTAAACGAAATGCCCGCCGCCGGATGGACGCTAGCGGAAGGTGCATATACAGGTAGTGCGGTTATCACTTCGCTAGAAGCAAATGCGCCGGATGGAGACAAAGCAACACTATCAATCAGTTTCGAAGGAACCGGACCGCTTGCAAAGGAAGCAGCTAGTAAATAACTTACGGGCGGTGTTTTGCCGCCCTCTAAACGACTTATTCAATGAAAACAATATCACTTAACGGAAAAGATTTCTCTTTGAAATATACGCTTCGTGCGTTCTTTGTGTTCGAATCTATATCCGGCTATCCGTTTCAGTTCGGGAAATTATTAGATGAATACATTTTGTTTTATTCGTTCCTGATTGCTAGTAATAAGGATTCGTTTAATATGGAATTTGACGAGTTTATAGAATTGTGCGAAAATGATTTGACTCTATTCGAACAATTCAAAGAGTTTATTTTGGATGAAATCAAACTACGTTCGCAATCGGCGGGAAATGACGTAAAAAAAAAGAAGGTGACGACACGGAAACGAAAGCAGTAAGTATTCGCGAACTCTATTCGCGTGTTGTCGGTGAGGGCGGGATCGCTCCCGATTACTTCCTCGATAAAATGGACTTTATCGAGGTTGAATCGTTTATAGACGGATTGAATCGACGCAATCGGGAAGCGTGGGAACAAACTAGATTGCTAGGTTTCATTATAGCGCAATCTAATAGCACAAGAACGCTAAAGCAAACCGATATACTCCGGTTCCCGTGGGACGAAGAAGAAAAGAAAGATACGAGCGTAACGGACGAAGAGATGCAACGATTACGAGCTAAGGCAAAAGAAGTAGAATCACAATTAAACACGAATAAAGATGTCTGATATAATAACACGATTATTGCTTAAAACGAATGACTTCGACGCGAATTTGGAGAAGTCAAAAGGGAGTGTAAACCGTTTTCAAGGGGATATTAGTAATATAGCGAAATCCGTAGGTTCTAGCTTTGTAAAAGTTGCGGGTGGTATTGGTTTGGCTGTAAGTGCTAGTGAATCTTTTATGAAAATTATCCGCTCTACACAGACAACAAGTGACGAGTTTGATAACACTTTAAATGCTTGTAAAGGAACCGTTGATATATTCTTTCAATCATTATCGTCTGGAAGCTTCGAAGCTTTCAATAATGGTGTATTAAATACAATTTCCAATCTGAAAGAATTATCAGCCTTACGAGATTCTTTAGCTGATGCTAAATTATCCATGGGATTTAATAATAAGATTTTCGAAACCCAATTTACCAAATTTGAATCAATAATTAGAGATACTACTAAAAGCCTAGAGGAACGTGAAAACGCTTTCAAAAGCCTTCAATCATTAAAGGACAATTTTAAGATCGATGTAAATGATACATTGTCCGGTGCTGAAAAAGAATTAATACAATCTTTGAATATTAGAACAGGACGCAAAGATTTTAATATTGATGATATACATAAATATATATCTATTAATAATAATGATTTCTCAACTAGAAACGAAAAGAAAGCTCTTGTTGCTTATCAAAATAAGTTATCCGAGTATGACAAACAAATAAATTTGATGCTTGGTAATATTAACTCTACACGTGGTGATACAAATGAGTTTATAGGAGAAACGAAGAAGCAAATGCGGCAGAAGCTTTTAGATTTGAAAGAACAAAAGAATTTATATATACAACAAAATTCAGAACTCGAAAAGCAAAATTTCCTTAATCAGGATAACGATGCTAATAGAGTAGAAATGATAAAAAATTATGAATATACATACGATTTAAAGAAGCGTATGTACGATTTTGACAAACGAACTTTAGAATTGCAAAATAGCCTAAAAAGTTCTGCTCCTAAAGAATCCCCTAAAAAAGATTCTATTGCGTGGTATGATGCGGAAATATCCAAATTAAACAAGAAACTCATAGCAGAAACGGACACACAAGCCAAATCGACTATTCAAGCAACGATTAACGAACTTGAAGCAAAGAAAATAAAATTGCAGGTCGAAACTAGCGGTAACAGTATAGAGGCGATAAACATTCAGTTGGCAGACCTGAATAAGAAACTTATTTCCGTAACCGATATGCAAGCACGCTCAACGATTCAAGCCACGATCAACGAACTCGAACAAAAGAAGATCAATCTAAAGTTTGTAGTCGATCAAGAAGCGTTTAAAATCAAAAACGGCGGGATGAAAGACGGCGCTTTGTCCGTACCGATTGCACCCGCTTATGATAAGGTTCCGACGCATGGGAAGGGAGGCAAAAACTTTAAGTTACCGAAATATAATCCGCTATTTAAAAAAGAAGATGTAGACTTGAACGAAGATTATGCCGATTCGCTTTCGGCTATTGGTAGTGTAATGAGTGCCTTAAATGGTGTAACAAATGAAAGTGCCGCTTCATATTTGCAATGGGGCGCAAATGTTATATCAAGTATCGCACAGGCTATTCCAGCTATTTTGAGTTTAACAACCGCCAAAACAGCGGAAGCCGCGGCTAACTCTGCAAATTCGGCGGCTCAAATACCTTTCGTTGGTTGGCTTGCAGCGGCGGGGGCGGCTTTGTCTGTAGTTGCTGCAATGGCTAGTATCCCTAAATTCGCGACGGGTGGTATCGTTCCGGGTGCGTCATTTACGGGTGATAAGGTTCCGGCTTTACTCAATTCGGGTGAGATGATTCTGAACGGATCACAACAAAGCAACTTATTTAAGATGCTAAATTCAGGTTTGTATGGTTCTTTATCACAAAAGATAGCACCATCAATAGAAGATCAAAACGTCCGCTTATATAGTGATGTCGAAATAAGAGGGGATCGCATATTTTTAGCATTACACAACCATATAAAGAAAACAGGTAAAAAACTATGGTAAATTACGGCACTATCTACACGCTTCCTTTCAAATCCAGAAAGGAAGTATCTTATTTGATTGAGATACAAAAAGAGAATTATGAAGGAAAAAGTACAGAATTGGTCGGTAGTGGAAATTCTCCTTTTTCCGTGATAATCGAGGACGAGGATTTTTTATATACACCGACTCGCTTTTCTTCTGCTTCAATCCGTATTGTTGGAGGTGACTATTTGCAAAATTTGTATTCGACCGGATACCAACAATACAGAGTATTATGTAAGCGAGGAAATGATATTATTTGGACTGGCTTCATAAATCCAGAGTTATATACACAGGATTACACGTCTACAAAATTCGAACTAGAAATAGAATGTAGTTCTGCTATGAGTACACTCGAATATGTTAACTACAAACAAAAGAACGCCGAACAGCGAACTTTTATTAGTTTCTGGGAACTATTTAGAATGTTCATTGAGCAGTCTCGCGGGTGTTATTCGTCTATATTTATTCCTCATGTGTATGCTAAAAACGAAGATGATTATAATAACGACCTGAACGTATTTGAAGAAATGACGATTAGTGAACAAAACTTCTTCGACGAGGATAACAAGGCTATGACTCTAAAAGAAATATTAGAAGAGGTTTGTAAGTTCTTAAATTGGACTTGTGTCGATTGGAGGGGTGAACTGTATTTCATTGACATAGATCACAAAAGTATTTATTATAAATATGATTGTGATCTGAATACATATTCTAAAGCTACGCCTATTGCGTTGAATGTATCTGATATTGGTTTTGCAGGATCGGAGCACTTTTTAGATATTTTGCCGGGATATAATAAAGTGACTATAAAATGTAGTAATTATCCTATTGAGGAAATCAAGATAACCGAAGATTTTGATAAGCTGAAATTATTATCAAATATCGGAGAAGTATCTACTAATCTGGGTAATGGTAATACAAGACATACACAAAGGGAGGTTTTATATCCTAATATTTTAACGATGCACCAATTCACCTACAAAAATGGTGTTTTGTCTCCTGTTACAGACTTATCTATTTATAATGATAAGCGTAATGCGACGGAATTATTAGGGGCTATTCCATTAAGATACGCCTCTTATGAATCCGGGCTAAAAACACCAACTACGCAATCGTACAATTATGAGTGTGCAATACAAGTCCGACAACGTTGTGGAACAAAATACGATCCTATTAACGACGTAACCCCCAATTCGGTATTTAATGACTCGATTGTAGTTATCGGTGCAAAGAAAGACGCTTTATTTTTAGGGAAGGGAGGCGCTCTTTCTCTCAATATGAGTATTAAGGTTTTGCAAAAGGATAAATATGATTCTCCCTTTGGTGGCGGTTTGGTTCCTTCCGAGGATGGTATTACATATTTAAAAGATATAATTAAAGTAGGAATAAGAATTGGCGATAAATATGTTTCTAAAGATAATTACGGGCGGTTTACGTGGAGTGATACCCCGTCTACTATGTCTATAAATTTAGATCAATCTAGTGTAGAAAATGCTGATGGAAAAATGGGAACGGGGTTTGTCTCATTGTATAAAACATACGGAGTACTCGGTAAGTATTCTGATGCAGACGGTGTTGTAATGGATATTCCGACTAATTTATTTGGCACGCTTGAAATGTCTATATATGCTCCGACATTGACAGAAAGAGAAGGACAAGTTCCGTACGGGTATTTGATAAAAGACCTTAAGTTAAGGTATTGCCAGCCGTTAGATATGGACGATGATAAAGACTCCGACCGGATTTATGAGAATGTTGTTAATGAAAACTTTATTAATGAATTAGACGAAATAGAGTTTAAAATTTCGAGTTATAACAACGATGGAGCGTGCTATAGTAAAGTCTTGTTATTAGATGAATATTTGAAAGATAACCTTTATTCATCTATTGAAAAGACTTTGATTCGCCCGGAAGAGCTTTTAATAAGAAGAATTATTAATCAATACGGAGCTACCAAAATAAAACTAACACAGGTATTATTAAATAGTGACTCTATAACTCCTATATCCGTTCTTTCGGATAACTACATGAAAGGAAAACGTTTCATGATAGCAGGCGGAGAAATAGATTTCGCCAATGAACAATTTACCTGTAAAATGATAGAAGCATAATGACGATTCAAATAAAAAATAAAGCTATTCCGTCATCGCCCCGGTCAAAAAATTATCCGACTGGGGCGATTGTTAGCGTGTCGTCTGGCGGAGGTAGTGGAGTGACTTCCAACAGTAGCGGATCAAATGTTACTATTCTAGGAAAAGACGATTTGAGATCGGCGACAGATTTAAATGTTTTTTCATCTCTTCGCACGCTTGCGGAGATATTATCTATAATTGTAACGAAAGACGACGCCGAAACAAAGCTAACAGATAGTAATGTTTTATCGTCACTCCGAGTAAACAAAGAACTTGATACAATCAACGAAAGGTTTAAGGACGCTATTGACGCTTTAAAAGACTCGTACCTATCCAAAACAGCACCAGACGAAACGCAATTCCTTATCAAGTTGCTAGGCGGTTTAATTGTTGATAACGGACTAGACGTAACGAAGGGTATTTCTACGGATACATTAACCGCAATGACAGTAACGACGCAAATACTTAACGTCCTTGATAAACTGATTGCGAAATCAGCGACTTTTTCCGACAATGTGACTGTATCTAAGAAAACGACAACACTAAATTTACTCGTTCAAGAGCTAGCGGAGACACACGATCTAAGTGTATCTCATGTTGCAACTTTAATGGGTACAATAGTAAAGGACTATATATCTTCCGAGTCTTTTGTCAGTGGTTTTGGCGGCGAAGGAATGAAGATATACAAAGCGGTCACGGGTGACTGGAATATGGAAATTGATAATCTTACAGTTCGAAAGATATTTTCTATATTTGAGTTGGTCGTTCAAAAGATAACTTATCAGGGTGGTATGATTATTCGTTCCGCCGCGGGTGGTAAATTAACCAAAGTGACCGACGGCGGCTCACATTGGAGATGCGAGCATGATAGTACGGACGATTTTGTTCAAGACGATCAAATAATATGTCAGGCGTTCACGGGTACGGCAACAAAACGTTATTGGCGTTTAGTTACTTCTGCCGGAGCGGGCTATTTTAATCTATCTAAAGTAGACTGTGAAGAAGGAAGCGGAATACCCGAAACCGGAGATAATGTGGCAGTATTAGGCAACAGAACAAACACTGCTAGGCAAAAAGCACAAATAGATTGCGCTGTTGGTGATTCCGCACCTTATCGGGATGACTACGACGGAATTAATTCCTATTCGCTTGTAAATCGGTTGATTACACGTACCGGAAATCTTAACGGTATTACTGATGCCGTATTCGGTGTATTAACTGGCTCCGGTTTGTACGGTACTAATGTTTATTTGAAAGGTACATTTGTACTCCATTCTGGAAAGAAAATAGAGGAAGCAATCGACGATGTTAAAAACGATCTAAATGGGAGAATAACCGATGTGGAGACGAACTTTGAAATTCGTGAAGGACAAATTTCTTCTAAGATTAAAGAAGTTAATATTGCCGTATCGAACGCAAAACAGAGCGAAACAAATGCTTCCGGTAGCGCTTCTTCTGCTTCCTCGTCTGCTACCACCGCCGGGGTTTCTGCAAATAATGCGGCTAAAAGTGCTACGGATGCACAAGGAGCCGCGACTAATGCCGGGAAGATATTGGAGGAAGTAACATTAAAAGAAAGTTCTATAACTCAAACAGCCGGAGAAATTTCTACAAAAGTAACCGAAGTTAATAAAAAGGTAACTGAAGCGAATACTGCCGCTACAAATGCGAAAAACTCCGCTACGTCTGCATCCGGTTCTGCCGGAACTGCATCCGGTAAAGCGGGCGAGGCTGCAAATTCGGCAGCTAATGCAAAACAATCTGCAGATAATGCGGCGAAAGTCCTCGAAGATGTGACTTTGAAAGAAAGCTCTATCACCCAGACCGCCGGAAACATAACATTGCAGGTTACGGAAGTCACGAAGAAAGTAGTAGAAGCGAATACCGCCGCAACAACCGCTTTAACTAAGGCAGCAGAAGCATCTACAAGTGCCGGAACAGCTTCAACCAAAGCAGGGGAAGCATCTGCATCTGCAACTAATGCGAAAAACAGCGCCTCTACTGCTAGCACTAAAGCGGGAGAAGCTTCTACTTCCGCGACAAATGCGAAAAATTCAGCAGATAGTGCAGCGGCAAAGCTCACTACCATTTCCCAAAAAGAATCTAGTATCAATCAGACGGCAAGTAGTATCACATTACAAGTTAAAGAGGTGACAACTAAAGCTAATGAAGTCGCTAGTTCCGCAACAATTGCCACAACTAAAGCGGGTGAGGCTGCTAGTTCAGCAACTAATGCGGCAAAAAGTGCTACAGACGCAAAGGCGCTTCTCGATAATGTGGATGGCAAGTATGTAGCCAAGACGGTATACGATTCAGAAATTAAGGTGTTAAGCGATAGTATTGCGCTAAAAGTGTCACAATCGAGCTTCAATGCACTAGGTACACGAGTAAGCAATGCAGAAAGTACAATATCACAGCATACAAACCAAATTTCATTAAAGGCTTCACAAACAGATTTAACAGCGCTTGGCGCTCGTGTTTCCTCTGCCGAAGCAAAGATTACATCGGAAGCGATTAATTTAATAGTAAAGAGCCAGACTGAAAATATTGCAAATTCCGCTACATCTGCCTTGCAAAACCGAATTATTGAAACCGGAATTGATATAACAAACAAATGTGTTACGGTGAAGGCTGATACTTTTCGCGTACAAGATACGCTGGGAAATGAAATAGCGGTATTTAAAACCAATGCTGCCGGAAAGCCTATTCTTAGGGCTGAAAATATCGATGTTGATAATTTAACAGCGAAGAAATTAGACGGTGCGACGGGGACGTTTAAAAAGCTGCAGGGAATAGATGATAATAATATTGTTAAATGCGCAATTGGGTTTAGCTCTAGTGAGGGAAAGATGTATTTTGAAGGAGATATGCAGCATCAAGGCACTTTTAAGGAACCGAACGGAACAAGTAGAAGCTATAGGTTTCTAACCGCTGATTTGTGGTGTAGAGGACAATTCGGACACCAACAAATGACTTCTCTTTCATTTAATTCCGCTTCGACTAGTGATTTCTTTGCACATATCTATAATTATGGAACTGATA